GTAGGTAAAACAGTTGATTGACTATTACTATTATTTACCACATTATTGTTGATTGTATTATTTGAATTAACGTTTTGAGCTTTATACGCTTCATCGGTAGACATTTTATCAACACTATCATTTGTAATTTGTGCCGTTTTCATAACCTTATCTTCATTGTTTGCCAATGCGACATCTCTGGTAATATTTGCTGCCCCAATAGCAGCACTAGCACCTGTGCCGATACCAGGTATAATTGCTGCGCCACCTTCAGCAAGTTCTAAACCTGCACCTAAAAAATCACCTCTTGCCATTTTAGATAAAGCAAATGGAATAGCAATTGCAAGTCCAATACCAAAAGGTAACTTTTTACCTAATGACTTTAGAACACCTTTACCAAGTGCCTTTTTAGTAGCAGTTTTACCTGCCTTTTCTGTTAATTCTTTTTTTGCTACGTTTTGTGATTTTGCTATATCATCAATCTTGCCTAAATTAGCAGCACCTGTTTTAGCAGCAGTTTGAGTTCCTGCATATCGTTTTAAGAAATCACCGCCTAGTGATTTAGGTAATAAGTTACCAAACACACCTGCAATTCTTTTTCTAACATTTTTAAACAACAAAGGTATACCACCAAGTCCTAAAGCATTATCACCTACAAAATCACCTGCTTTTGATAATAGTCCTTGTGATTTTTCACCACTTAATAATTCGTTTGTTTTCTTTTGTTCATCTAACAAGTCTTCAAGTAAACCCTTTTGAGTTTTAAACTGCATATCAGACTCACGCTCTTCTTCTATTGCTTCTTCTTTACCAAACTCTTTACCACCCATCATAGTTGCTAAATCAGGTCTAATACCCATAGCACGTTTTGATGCTCTTTCTCTTATTTGATCATCTGCACCAAAATCTTCTTCAAAAGAACCACCAAAACTACCAAAATCATCAAACCCTTCAGCAAGTGATTGTTTAAGTCCTTTAGTTGCAAGTCTTTGTTTTATACCTATTGCTCTACGTTCACCTGCTTTTTCTGCCTGTACGGCACGTTCTAATGGTCGTCCTAAAAATGGTATTCTTGTAAGACCAAATCGTTCTGCTAATTTAAGTGCTGTAAATTCTTTTTTTAAATCTCTAAATCCTAAACTTAATCTTGTTGAAACGTTTAGTATCTCACCCAATCTTGTATTTGTTTTACCAACTGTTTGTTTGATAAAAAATAATTCTTCTTCATTTACAACACCTTCAAGTTCCTTTATCGTTTTTTCTGTATCAGCTTGTAATTGTTGTGCTTCACTAAAATCCATACCCTTAATGGCATCTAAATCTTGTGATTGATAATTAACGACAAAATTAACTATGTCATCTCTAATACCAGACTTTTCTAATTTTTCCCTAGAACCAAAACCTTGCTCAGTAATTGTTTTTTCCATATATTCAGTAAGTGAATCAGATATAGCAAATTTTTCGTCTTTTTGCTTTTTTCTTTGCTCTGACAATATCTTTTCAAAGTTTATATTTTTATCTTGGAATTTAAGTTTTTCTTTACCTAATTCACTTGAATAGTCAGTCTTACTTTTTTGTTTTGGTTTTTGTGCTCTCATTATCCGATTTGTCTACTAATTGGTTGTGATTTCTTTTCTTCTATTTTAGATGGTTTACCATTTACATATAAACCAAACCAAGCGGCACCTGCACCAACGACTACTGATACAAAACCTGCTTGTGCATTGTTTGGATTTTCTAACGCCATAAACCACGTCATTGTTTGATAAAATGCCATACCGTATAACACCATAAACAATCTTGGTATTAATCTCCAGTTTGACATAAGTTGTGGTATTTCTACTTTAATGAAATACCATACATCTTTTATTGTTATCATTTGTTACCTCTCTGCTTTTCTCTTATTCTCTCGTTTTCTTCTTTAATATGCTGTGATAATAACTCAACGTATATATCCCTCTCCCACGGCATCATATCTTCTAATTCTGTTAAAGAATATTTATGGTACTGCATTAAAGCAAAGTTAGTACGATAATAGTTCTCTAACGTTTCGTGTAAGAGGGTTACTGAAAAAAATCAGCAGCACCTTGTAATAATAATGTATGTTCCTTACCTGATTTAGGATTTTTGTACTTTATCAAGTGTGAAACAATTGGCAGTTCATCAAAAAACTTTTTAATTTGTTTAAACTGATTAGATGTTAAGTTTTCAACAAATTCAGTTAATTGTTCCTTACTTATATCTATTGCTTCAAATACTTCATCACCTTTATAAATTTGTGCTATACAATCTCTTACTAATTCAAATGATAAGTCAATAAAATTCTTTTTATTTACTAACTCAACAATTGTTGGTATTCTCATAATAACACCATAACCAGGTTCAAATTCTATTTTAGGATCAACCTTTTTATTTAAATCTGGTTTAACATCATCAACATTTAAATCGTAATCAACTAAAACACTCTCATCATCTGGACATTTTAGTTTCATTTGTATAACTTCACCTACAGATTTTGCTCTTATATTTAACCATAAGTATTCAAAATCATAAACAGGTATTTTTGTAACATCAATATCACTTAAAACGCAATTTTGAACAACTGTTACAAAAGCACTTACTATTTCCTCTTCATTATTACTTTCAGTTGCCATCAATAACAACTTTTCTTCTTTAATCAAAAACGGCCTGTATTTCACTTTAACATTATTTGATAATGTCATCTCATATTCAGGTGTTTTCAAAAATGGTATACTCATTATTTACTCCTTATAATTTAGTATAATATATCTCGTATAACTTTAGGGTCTGGAAGACCTTTAGGGAATACACGACCTCCCGTTACTCTACCTATTGGTAAATCTCTCCTTACTTTTTCGTAAACTTGTCTACCTACGCTACCTAAAATATTACCAATACCAAATGGTAAACTTTCTAAAAATCCACCCTTAATATTTGCAACATTTTTTCTATATTCATCTCTTAATCCTTGATCACCACTTGGTAAGTTTTTATATCTTAATGGGTTACTTGTTGTTGACATCCAATATCTATATTTAAATGTTACACTTGTTTTAAGTATTTGATCTTTTGCATTGTGACTAAACGGTGTAGCACTTATTGATTTAGGATAAACTTCAAATAATTGTACCTGATATGATGATTCTGATGTACCTAATATTTTTCTTAAATTTTCTCTATCTGTTTCAGGACTTCCTGATGGATTATAATTAGCCAATGCTGCCATAAATGTTTTCTTTAATGGTGTAATTGTAATTGAACAATTTTTAGCATAATCATCATAATATCCAACGTTGTAATTTCTAGCATTTACTATCATATTTTGCCACGCCTCAAAAAATATTCTTTCATCAAAATCTGTGCCTGTATAAAAATCTGCTGTAATTTCGTCATATTGAATACCATTGGCAATTGCTCTACTAGGTCCATAATATTGATCGTTTGTATCATCGGTTATAGTTCTTGTTGGTATACTAATGTCTGTACAAAATAAATCTAATCTTAACGCTAAACTTTTTTGTAATTGAGCAGCCAATTCAGATGAGGCTGCTAAATCTAAATTTGTTTGTGACTCTTCAGAATATACACCATAACCTGCTAAAGGTTCTTGCGTGAGTAATCCTTTAGGTCCATCAATCGTAACCATAAATTGTGTAGGTCTTGCTAAACCTCCTGCTTGAGCAAGGCCAGTTCTAAATTGATTATATACTGAATTGTAATTAGATGTTCTATTAATGTAATTAATTTTATCATTGGTCTCACTTACACTAAATTGAGGTTTAGATGGTGGTATACCTAATCTTATATCTAAATCACCTATTTTTTTACCTATACTAATTAATGACATTAAATAAATCTCCTACTGTCTGAATAAACTTTAGCATCACTTGCTTTTTGAAATCTTTGCACTGGTAGATATATTGCTACCGCAGCCTCATCCATATTTATTCTTAAAAAACCTGTTTGTAATTGTGAATACAAATATTTCTTTATTGTTGGTTTCACAATTTTAATACCTTTTACATCATCATAATTTACATCAAATTTTGTTTGACTATCAAATCTTGTATCGTCAGCAAATTGTTGCATACGTTCTAACAATCTAAATCTTAACAACGGTGGTAGATAGTGAAAATTCATACCTAAAAAACCACCTGTTATAGGTTCTAATGGCAATACTAAAGGAAATATATCGTAATAAGGTAACGTTTTTCTTAATTTAGGATTATAACCAAATAAGTTCAATCGTCCCACACTAGGCCGACCATTGAGTTTACCTTGTCTAAACAACTGTCTAGCGGTAGTACCACTTGCAATTTTATTTACTTGTGTTCTATACCACGTAGCAGACCTGTCTGTATCGCCTGCTTTTAGTTTAATTGTATCAAATACACTTGCCATATTATATATTTATGTTACAAATAAATAGTTTTATGAATAAGATAAAGAAGTTTGCAAACATAGATAAAAGACCTTATCAAGGCAGATTTACACCTTTAAATCCACAAAAATATAAAGGTGATGTAAAAAACATAATATATCGCTCAAGTTGGGAAAAAAAGTTTATGGGATATTGTGATAGAAACAAAGATGTATTAGAATGGGGTAGTGAAGAAATAGCAATTTACTATCGTTCTATTGATAATCGGCCACATAGATACTTTCCTGATTTCTATATGAAAGTAAGGCAATCAAATGGTACATTTAAAAAGTTTATTGTAGAGATTAAACCTAAAGCACAAACTCGTAAACCTAAAAAACCTTTACGAGAAAGCCGTACTTATAAAAACGCATTAATAACTTATGAAAGAAATAGAAGAAAGTGGTCTACAGCGTAT